TTGACCGCTAACTACTCGATCTGCAACCGATGAAATATAGCATGTTGCGCTCACAACACCAGGGACAGTCAACGCCGACGCCTCAAATTTTGCCTTCATCAGAGCGATTGCAGGGAGGCGTCCAAGGATTTCAGACCAAAAGGGGATGCCCTGGCTTACGTCGTAGTAGAGTTCTCCGGCGAACAGTCTGATCGCGCTCGCGGCATCCTGCGCCTGGCTATAAGGCGGTGATGCCATGGCGAGATTACCTGATGCGTCAAGGCACAAATCCCACGCTAAGGGATCGAGCAAAACGGTAGGAAGGCCGGTTCCGCTCATTGTGGACCCCCCGTCATTCCGCCCTGAGGATCGGTATGGACGTGCGTCGAGCCAACATTAGCGCCATTGTGGGTTAGCTTCGCGCTGGAGATCGCCACACTACCTGGCTGCATAAGGATGACGTTTCCGTTCACGTCTGATATTTTTATCCCGTTCGGTAAGAATGTGACGAACTGAACCGGCGCGACGTTGCTCAGAATGCCGCCGAGATAAACACCATCGGCAAGATTGAACTTGCGATAGGAGCCTGGATTGGCCTGCCCGAAATTCGCCTTGACGGAAGAAATGTCACGGTCAGCAACAACGGCAAGTCCGATATCTCCCGCAACCGGGTCCATGATAAGTGCATTCGTTCCGCCTTGATAGCGGAAGTAAGGTAGCCCATTGACGATACCGTGCGGCGTGGCGTTGCCGGCGCCGTCGATCTGATTGACCAGCGGGCGCACGCTTACGGAGCCAGCCGGAACAGGATCGCCGTTGTTCGCCGCAGTCACGGAAACAACCTGCACGATCTTCATGGTCGAGATGCGCCCAAGCATCTGCTGTACCATAAACACCTGAGCGTTTAGCTCGGATGCGGTGTCGGATGGATCGACCTGGCCCTGCGATGTTCCGCTCATAGCATCCTCAAGATGGCGTCGGGGTGACTCCCGGCGGATAGGCTGAGATTGTCTCGAACCATTGTCCGTTCGGAACCATGCAGTCTAGGTCTAGGTCCAGCTTATAAATGCACCAGATTCCGCACGCTGGCTTCAGATCACTTATAACCTGTATCTTTCCTCCGAAAACCAGAGCGGGATTGAACAATGTCCGCACCAAGATACCATTTGCGGTATATGTCGGATAGCGGTCCATCCCGGTTTTTGATGAGACGATGGCAACGCCTTGGCTAGTTCTCCCGCTGTTTTTCGGCCATATCGACAGCACGCCATTACCAGAAAAGATATTGACGTTTGCATGCTCGGCAATTTCAAGAGCCTGAACCCATGGGTTGCTGCTCAAGTAGGAGTTAGATAGCTGGACTGAGACTCCGTTATTCTCAAACTTTAGTCCCATTTGTTTCGCCAGAGCCGCAAGGGCGGTGGCAGCATCGTGATTGCCCTGGAAGCTGGTTGGCTTTGCGGTTGTAAGAGCACCTTGAACGACGGAATTTGCCTCAATTCGAAACGCTACTTCCGGCATGGCTTGAAAATCCGCCCACGCGGCAAAGAAGTTTCCCTGAAAGACGATTGTCATTCCATCTTTGACATTCCCGGCGGACAGCACAATCGATGCTCTCGGCGTGATCTGTATCGCTAGGCCGAGTGTTGATAGGTCGTTCATCATATCGAGCGTCATGCCGAAGATCGCCAGAGACAGGTTGCTTTGCGTCATCCCCGTCGCGTTCGTAATCTTGGCCGACATACGTAGTCCCGATAGCGTAACGCTATTCGACGGCGGGATTGTGCCGGTAAAATTTCCAACATTGCGTGTGATCGTCGCGGTTAACAGGCGTTGAACGAATGCCACAATCATGCGCTCCCGGCCGGAAGATCGGACGGCTCTAGCCATATCAGCGAATACGTGCTGCCAAGTCCATCGTAGGACGCATCATTCCCGGCGCCAGTGTTATCGAGGAATACTAGATCACCCGAAAACCCAAGATAACCATCGCGCACGATTGGATTGCAATTCTGGCAGATCACACCGGAAACGATTTCGATGCCCCCGACTAGGACATCGATAAAAAGGCCAGTTGCTTTGGCATAGATGTTAAGAGCGCAGGATTGCGTTCCAAGGATGACATTCAGGGTTTGTGCCGGCACGGCAATGGTGGGGATGACTTGCATCAGTTTATTCCCGGCGAGGATAGCATGCCAAGCTCAGGAACCTGCTGTTCCACGGCTTTTTGCTGAGCGACGCTCGCTGCTACAGGCTGAACTTGCCCAGCCGATTGCGGTGTTGCCCCAGACGGCTTGGCCGGGACCACCTCACCCGGCATCATCCCTCCTGGTTGGGCAGCATTCGATGCCGGAGAATTGCTCACCGTAGACGACGACGCCGACGTTGCCGGAGGCTGCGCGAATGCGGCGGCTGCGGTCTCATTGATCTGTTTCAGCCAGATATTTACCTTGACAAGGCCGGCGCCGTCATTCGATGAACGCTTCATAATATCATAGTGCGCAACGTTGACGCTGACGAAGTGCTTTTCAGGAGTGATTATATCGTAAAGGTTCAAGTCTCCCGCTATTGCGTCGATGGACGCAAGCAGCTTTTGCCTGTTTTCTACGGTTCCTCCGGATGAAAACATAATCCTGGCATCGAATGGCTGCCATACCTTGTCGTAAGACTCGAATGCACCTCGCTCAAGAGGGAAGTCTGCAATTGCCCAATCCTGTTTATACTCGAATGCGACCACGTTATCGGCAGTCACGATGGCCTTTCCATCGGAATTGAAGATACCCCATTGCGGGCCATCCACAGCACCGCTGGACACGTCGTCTGCCGTCATGGCGGCCGGCGTATCACCGAGTCCTGCAGAACTATCGGAAAGCGTCTGGCTGGTATCATCCAGCGTCGCGGATACACCATCGACTTGATCCGATAGCCCGCCAACGGGCGCCGATGGATCGGATGATATCGAGGCAGAGATGTCGTCAACATCCGATGTTGCAATGGCAACTCCGGAGGCAACCCCGTTCATGATAGACGACGGGAATGCGGCGATGGTAGCCGTAGCGGCGGCTAGGTTCCCAGACACCACCGCAAGCGGCGCCGTGAGAATGACAGCCGCGGCGGTAGGAGCGCTCGAAATTATCTCGGCAATCCCCGCTATGCCGTTCGCTGCGGCGGAAAGACTACCGACTACGCTATCGATTGCCATCTGTGGCAGCGCCAACACAACCGGCACGCCAGGAACCTTAGGAACGGTGACATACCACGCCATCACATGGCCCCATAGTTCAACTGGGCTGCCCAATTTTGCAGCCGAAGAGCATCACTGATACTGCTGGCGATGCCTTTCGAATCAGTCGCCTGGGTATGAACAGCGACGTTCCCGATAGTGGTATTATTCGTGCTGCTCGTGCTGTTTGATGGTGCATTGTTCGTCACATTGGACGCTGCTGCGGCAACGGGAGCGCCAACCGGGATTTCCGCTGCGGCGGCGGACGGGATGAGAGCGTTTCCGATGGCAGACGCCAGGCCGCTTGATGGAGACGGCGGGGCGGCTTGTACAACCTGCGTCTGACCCTGCTGCGACCCTTCGCGCTGTCGCATCGCCAGCATCATAGATTGGCGTTGATCTGGAGACAGTTGATCGAGTGGGACATCTCGCCCCCCTACCGCTGCCAACACAGCCGCCTGATAGGATGCAGTATCATTTTCGTTGGAAGGCGCATAGCGCGCGATTGCTTGGCTCACAGTGAGGCCAGCATAACCGTGGCTTTGGAACAAAAGGGCCTGTTGCGCAGCCTCGCCGGCCGCACGAGACGGGAATACGGCAAACCTACCAGCCCTCCCGACCGCTCCATGAGATTGGGAGAATGGTGTATAGTCGAGATTGCCGGGATTATTGTTCCTCCATCCCGCAGTTCCGGTCTGGCGAATGATAGCGCCCTGAGCGGTCTGCACGACGTTGTAACCGGCTCCGGACTCCAATACCTTTGCGATATCAGACGGCGCAGGAGCGGCGCCTCCGGGCGCTGCGACGGCCGGCTTATCGGCGCCCATCTTGGCCGCTTCCTCGGGTGTGTAGATCTTCCCAGCGGCGTCGCGATATGTCGCAAAGCCGCCGTTCTCGTTCATTGGACCGACGCCAATCAGACCGGCCCTTCCGGCGGCAGCAACACCCGATCCCTGGGTATAGGCTCCATGCGCAGCCGCGGCGAACATCGCCAACGCGGCGACGATCCACACATAAGGCATCGCCGCTACGATGGCGGCAAACCCGGTCGCCATGGCGGCTAGGCCAAGACCCAAAGCGGCGGCACTGAGCGCAACGGCAAGCGTCGTGATGCCAACCGTTATTGCGGTCAGCACATTCGGGTGATCTTGAAGCCATTCGTTGAAGGCGATCATCCGATCTAGCAGCCGATCCAGAAACGGCGTAACAGCCGTCATGATGATGCGGCCTAGCGTGGTTGAGGATTGCTCCAACCCGGCAAAGTGATGCTGTAGATCCGCCGCTGCGTCAGCCTGCTCCTTGGTGACAATTCCCCAACGCCTCTGCTCTGCGCTCAGTGCTGCCAGAGCATCCTTGCCCTGAAGGATGACGTTAGCGGTGTTCTGGTCAATTCCGAGACCGCGCAGGATTGCATTTGCGCGCGCTGGATCAGCCGAATATATCGTTTTTAGGGCTGGGTTTGATGCAAGTTCTGTCAGAAGATCGTCAGCAGTTTTGAACTGACCGGAACTATTCTGAAGTCCGATATTGAGCGCACGCAGGTATGGGAGCGCCGAGGATTCGCCGGTTAGAGAAAGCTGCTCAAGGGAGTTTTGCAGATTGGCAATAGTGCCGGTAATTCCTTGTGCGCTGCCACCCGTCGCGCGAGCAATTCCCTGCCAGGAGGATAGCTTATCAACCGACATATCCAGCACGGTCGAGAGCCGTCCGGTGGCAGCGTTTGATGCCGTAATGTCTGCAACGAATTCTTTTATGCCCCTACCGGCCGTAAATGCTGCAAACAAGCCTATGACTTGGTTCCTAAGTTTTTTTATCGATCCAGCGGACTTCTTTCCACTATCCTCTATATCCTTTCCAGCCTTTGTAGCGGCGCCTTTAGTCTTGCTAAATGCTGCTTCTGTTTCTTTCGATCCCTTCGTGAAGGCGGAAGAGTCGAGGCCGAGCGTGACGACAAGCTGATCCACAACGTTCATGGCTCAGTCCTTTCGTTTGCTCAGCACGCGCGCATTGTGGGCATCGACAAGCACAATTTCAAGCATATTGTAAATGTCTTCAAGGGAATAGTCCCGCTGACACTCGATCAGCGTTGCTTTACCCGAGGAGACAACGGCCCCGATGGACGCCGGAATGTTCTGGTAGCTGGCGAGGCCGGCGCCGGTGCCCCCGAGGTCGATCCTGACAGGAAGGCGCCGATTGAAAAACCCAGGTGAAGCGACCAAATTTCAGCGCGCAGTTGCAGCAGAGTCGTCACTTCCTCGATATCATCCGGCACAAGATCGCGGGAGAAGGTTGGATTCTTCTGTGGGTCTGGCTGTCTTTTCACACACGTCCACATCTCGTCAAGAAGCGGCTTGGCAAGATACGGGTCCATCTTTGCAAGCGCTTGAATGCCCAGCACAGCAAGCCCCTGCGCCCCGAGAGACTTGAGATTGTCCGGCACCTCTACGCCAGATTTTGCCAGCGCCAAGAATGCTCTCAGCGCCCACCACTCGGTTGCTTCTGGGGAAAGCTCAGTCAAGAAAAAAGATTTTCCCTTGTCGCGTCCTTCATCGGTTATCGTAACCGACTGTGTTTTTCGCATTGCGTGAACCCCTTACAGCATCGGAACAGGAATTTGCGATTCCCATGTAATCTCGAACTGTCGAGCCTGCAAGAGCCCCTTGACCGCCGGCATGATCGGATATCCCGTCAGGATGCCGTTTGTCCCGATCCACTTCGTCCCTACGCTTCGCAGAATTATGATCCCATTTGCCCATAGGACTTCCTGCCCGGTTTGCATCGCGGACCACCAGGCATCGAAGATCGCATTCGACGGCGAGGACGCCGCAAGCGTCACCTTCTGCACAACCGGAACATAAACGAAACCGGCTGACATCTGGCCGTCAACGCCCATGACGACCTCGGCAGATTTCAGGGTTTCGGATTCCGATATTTCGTCTGGTCCGAATCCCTGAAGCTGCTGGGGGCTATCATAAACGCCGTCGATGCCGAGCATGAAGACCGCATTGGCGCCAGTGATTGTGTTTGCCATGACCCGATCTCCTTACTGGACTGCGACGCTGTTGAGCGTGATCTGCTGAACGGAACCGCCGTAGCAATACCAGAAGTTGCACGGCGGCGTTCCGCGCGCCGCCCTAACGTCTGGCGCAGCGGTAAGGATTTGAAGGTAGTAACCCTTTGTTGTCAACGTGGTGGCAATCGGCAGCCCTGCAGCAATGTTGACTTCTTCGATCTGATCAGACGACAGCGGTTCACCCGTCGAGATGGCGCCGAAGTTGATAGCGGCCGTGATCGGTCCAGTTGCCGGTTGGTTAGTCGTGGCCGGAGTACCAGTAAGGGACGTTTCGATAATGGCATCACCGGCCGCATTGTAGGGGATCGACCCCACGGCAGTCAGCAGGGTCATCAGCACAAGCTGGAACTGCGCATTCATCCAGATTTGGTTCGTGTAGGCGTCGATCCATTTCCATGGTCCGCTAATTTGTCCGGGACCGAAGAAGATAAAGGTCTGCGCTGCCGTCGCATATTCCGCATAGAAGTTATATCCGTTGGCCTTCAGGTTCGCGGCAACATTGGCTGTGGTGACGCTGGGAGTGAGGCCAGACTGCCCCTTGAACATGAACGTGATGTTGCCGTTCGTGGCCTGGAAATTCACCGAAGCGATGGCCCCGCAGAGGAACGCAGCATAGTAGAAGGAGGAATTACCGCCGGTTGCGGTCGGCTCCCAAATCAAGGCCGTTCCGCTAATCGAGGATTGCGACAGAAGATAGCCCATGGATGCGGTTGCTGGGGCCTGTGTCGTCGGGCTGAGGTCCGTATCCCAGCAGACAAACACGAATTCATCATCCTGCTGCCCGTTCCACTCGGCAAACGCCATCTTGATCGCATTGCCGACGCCGCCATCAGGATCGAAGTCGAGCATAAACGACGCCCAGTCGGTGTTGATCGCCGTCAATGCATTCATCGACGCACTGGGCACGGCAGCGATGGCCCCCTGGCTAAGGACGGCGCCTGTATATTGCGTGAGGAACAGCGCGGCAGCAAGCGTGCCGCTGGCATATCCGATGGTCGAGGCGGCGCCCATGGTGGCGCTGATGATGACGAATGCTCCACTGATGGAGTCGAAAGTGCAGATCGGGGTTATGGTCGTCAATGCGCCACTGGCGAGGTGCTGAGTAGCTGTAGTGACGTAAGTCCCCGTTCCGCCGGTGCCGGTGCCGAGGGAAACAATGGTCGTCCCGGTAGCGGCGCCAACGACATCCTGCCCAACGGCAATAACCCCGGAGGTAGATGCCGTAACATCAAGCACATTGCTACTGCTGGTGATCGATGCAGCAGAACAAGTCGTTGCAATCGAAGTTGTGTAGACGCCAGCGCCTCCCGGGGTTCCGGAAACGAAGCTGGCAATCGTCGTGGTGCCAGAAACGCCAGTGCCGGAAATCGTATCACCAACCGACACTAGCCCGGTCACGGCCGAGACGGTCAATGTCGTGGCCGGCGTTCCCGATGCCGTCGCAGTGAAAGAGGCGCCCATGCTGCCGGTGAAACTGGCCTGCGTCGGTCCGGTTACGGCAAGCCCTTCAGTGACCAGTTCCGCCGCGTTGGAGAAGCTGGTTGCGGCCGAGAGGTTGATGGCAGAACTGGTGTGCTGCACGCCGCCAATCGTCACGATAACGGTTCCAGACAACGCCTTCAACTGCGCCAGCGTGAGAGACGTTGCGGTGCCGCCACGCAACCACGCGCCGACCGGCGCCGTGTTATATTGCCAGAATCCGAGCGTTGCGGGCTTGGCTGTCGATCCGACGTAGCCTTTGAAGTAGACGGTTGCCAGCACCATTTGCTTGGACGATAGGCCGAAATACGCGCCGACCGATGCAGCGTCCGGAAACGACGGCACGGTGCCAAGGGGCACGCGGGAGCCGTTATCCAGAACGATGCCGGTAAGCTGCAACTCATTCCCGCCGGCCGCAAGAATGTTCGGCAGAACGGAAACTATCTCTTTGGCCGGGATGGACATGGGAACTCCTTATGGAGGGAAAGAAGCGTCTACGTTGTGAAGATGGACTTTGACAGCTTGAGCGAACTGCATAGCAATGCTCAGGCTGATGTTTGCCTGCATGTGGACATCGACGGTCCAGCGATCTTCCCAAGCATTTTCCGCGTTCAGAAACGGCAATTGCCTGGGGTCTTCAGTATATAGCGGGGTAACATCGAATCCCGATGCCGCGAACTGCTGAACGGCGAAGTCATCACGAAATGTAGTTGAGATGGCCTGCGCATTGTCAGCGCCGTGCGGCCCATGCACGTCAACCTGAACAACAATTTCAGTCGGTTGCATCAGGCTTTCGGTTCCTGCCGCTAGCGTCTCGGATGCAACGGTCTGGCTTGGCGCCACGGTATAGGTGCCGAGGCCGCCATGGCCCGATCCTAGCGCCGAGACGACGGTGTTTGTTGCCACGCCGGTGCCGAACACGCGGCTGCCGATTCCGATCTGGCCCGTAAACGCGGGATCGACCGCCGTGATGGTCATCGTTGTAAGCGCGATGGAACCCGTGAACACGGCATCAAGGTAGCTGTCAACATTGGTAGAGATGCGGGGGCGCAGCAGCGGCCACATGATGACGAAATCGGGTGCGGCGGGTTCGGCCACGCGATTGGTCTGACCGACTTCGATGGGAATTCCTGTGGGCAGCACGGCAGTCAGGAAGCCGCCCAGGGCCGTGAAAATGTTGGCTTCGGTCGGCGTTGCGGTGAACATCGACATGGCCTCCGGCGGCCGTCAGGAGCCGTCTTGGAGCGTTGCCGCGACCTTGCAGAAATCCGGCCAGGTCTCCAGCACCATCGCGACCAGATATATCTCACCGCTTGGCGTAGATATCAGATCACCACCCTTAGCACTCACGCGCACGATGCCGTCGAAATTTCCGTCCAGGTAAATTACGCGTCGGGTTCCAGTGAGGTTCAATCCATCCGTCATCTGAATATCGCGCCAAGTCATAGGTTGGACCTGCCCCATGACCGTGACCGCCGGCGCATAGGACGGCACCGGCTTGAAGTCGGCACCGACCGTTGATCCCTGCGAAACCTGCAAACTCAGGGGCACGCGGGGGTTCACGGCCCCCACGGCTCCCGAGACGATCGCATTGAGATTCATCAGGCCGCCAGGCTAAACGAATACGTGAACTCGTAGTCGTTGATCCCTGCCGCTCCCGGCGCCGTGGTGGGAATGATCGTCCGCGCAACTGCATCGACGGTGGCGCTTGCAGCGGTATCGTTGGACACTGCACGCGACCATCCGGTGACTGCACCGGTAACGGTGGTGATGATCTTGGTCGCCTTGAGGAGCGCTAAGTTCGATACCACGCCCTGACCCGTCGAGACGCCGAACGCATTGGAAACTCCGATGCCAATCGTGTTCCCGGTGCCGCTACCGCTCGCCGCATAACCAGAAACAGTCGCAGAGGTTAGTGTCGCGTAGCAGTTGACCGTAACGGTGGTGGCGCTGGCCGTCCCGATGAGGCTGATGTTTTCCGAGACCGCATTGCCGTCCTGATCGACACCGACCAACGCAAGGCTCCCGGCGGTGATGGCAGTCGTCGGCGACGTGCCGATGACGACGCGGACCTGCAACTTGCGCGCCTGTGGAGGCTGCGCTGCCAGAGTGAGGGCGACATTGGTCGGCGTGACGGCGGCAACGACACTTACCAGGTCGGCGGGGAGCGGCGCTAGGATGACCGCCTTCGCCACGATGACCTGAGAATTCGCAATCGCTTTGACCGCCGCCACGAAACCAGCGCCGGTGGGTTGGACGGCCCCAACCGCTTTTGTCAGACTGACATCCCCACGGTTTGGGTCCCACATCGTGTAATCCATCGTCATATTTCCTTTTCTTATCCAGTTATTTGACTAGATGGGTTGGAGAACGAAGCATCGTTCCGCTGTCTACCAGAGGTTTCGTGGATGCGCCGTAGTTGGTCTTGCCATCGGCGACACGGCGCGCGGCCTCGCCTACGGTCTTTCCAGTCACCTTGAAGTTCGGTCCGCCCTTGCTCCGCATACCGCGCAGCATGACCGTGATCGGGGATAGCGCCGGCGACATCAGATCAGCGATGGACTGCTGCAATTCCTCTTGAATGTTCTGCCCCATGAGGTCGAGCGCCTTCGCGGAGTCGTAGTCATTCGCCTTGAGCGCCTTTCCGAGCATCCCAGGCCACGCCGAACTTTCCTTGGTGATCATCGTCCGAAAGAACGGCCGAGGCGGGATCGATGCTTTAGGCGCACCATATTCCTGGATTGCCGCCACCATTGGTGTCGATGTTCCATCCGGTTCTGTGCTGCCGGCCATGAACCCGACGTCAACGGTTGACGCCTTAGCGAGGTTCGCGGCGATCTGATTGAGCCGAAATGTCAGCTTGGTTCCTCCGGTCGTCGTCGCCATGGATCAGTTCCAATCCTGTGCGCCGAAGCCAGGGACACCAAAGCATGGCGTGACGCCTGATAAATACCGAGCGGTCCGATACTGCTGCGTTGCCGCCCAATATGACGCCCCATATTTAGTCTGACAGAAGAACATCTTGTGATCTGATGCACTGCTCCCGTAGTCGAAGGCCGCCGATACCGATCCTTCCGACGCATTGCTGATACGTCCTACCGGAGAGTTTGCATCCTTTGCGCTACCTGGAAATGGATCTCCCTGGCTTTGCGTGTAAAGTGCGGCGATATGAGCCGTAACCATGTTCAGCAGTGCGGATTGGATGGTCGCATTGCTGACAGGGCCGCCGCCGTCATTGGCGTGATAGATAGTCGCTTCGTTGAAAAACTCCTGAGCCTGCGCCAACGATACAGACGCAAACTCAGGATATCTGGCAACAAATGCAGGATATGAAAACTGCACCTGGATGCCCATCTCACGCCGTCCGGCTTGCCTGTTCGTCTTCCTGGCCGACGACAGAAACCTGCGCAATCGGGCTTCTCGGCGCGCGGGGATCGCCAGCCTTTCGGAACGGCTCAAGGCCGGAAAGCACCTTGCCGCTTTCGTTGGCCCGGCTGACGGCCCGCTCCACCGTATCCTCGGCGAAGATCAATCCGTTCCGGACCATATCGCTGGCTTGATTGGCATCAAACCAGTTGACCCACGTATCGCGGTCAACGCCCTCAGTGAGCGCAAAGCCGCGCACGATCTTGAACGTCGGGATGGCGCCGAACTGAACGGCATTGCCGTGGACCAGGATTTCGCCGCCACATGGCCGCGCGACTTGGATTTCGCGCGAGCCCATCGGCGTTAGCTCGCGTTCGGTCATCATCTTGAACGGCCGGATACGAATGCCGTGCGGGAGTTTGCAGGCAACGACCACCTTTGCGCCAGCCGAGCTTGGCTGACGCGCGGGCGACTGGATAACCTGACGCTCAATGTTCTTGACATCCAAAGTCATGGATTACACCCCAATCATCTGCGAGAACGCGACCGGCATACGGACAACGGTGCCCCAAGCGCCGGCGGTGATTTTCTTCTTCCACGAGCTAAGCTGCCGAACGATCGGATGACTGCGCATCTTTTCAGAGAACGCGCAGAACCCGGTCTTCTGCCGCATGATTTCATCGGCAACAAGCTGCACCAGGTTGCCAGCGCTGATGCCTTGCCCGAATTCGGCCTGCCCGGTACCGTACTGCGGAATCGACACCACCTTCAGGTTCGGGAAGTTCTTCTTCAGCAGGTCTTCGACGTTGACATTGAACGAGTTCGTGAACGTCAGTGCAACCTCAGAACCCGGCGACATGGCGAGCGTCATCGGTGTGCTCTTATCCACGTTGCCGTTGTTCGCGTTCACAAGCGCAGCAAACAGGGCCACGATGTCGTTGTAGACCTCGTTCGCCGTCGCATTCGGGGCACCGCCGGCAGTAAACCACGTCACGCCGGTATTCGCCTTCGTCGCCGGAGCAAGAGCGGCCGGCAGGTTCGGGTCGTTAGTCAGGCCATAGTTCTGCAACCCCTGCACGCCAAACAGATAGACGTGATTCGTGTAGCGGTTCAGAATATCAGCCCCGGCCGCTTCGATCTCGGCGATCCAATTGATGCGGCCGAGACCGGCGCGCTCCACTTCACGGTCTCCGTAGTTCAGAACGGTCTGGAACACGTAGTTCTGGCGCTGAGGCCAGTTCGTGTTGGCACCAGCCCGGCCCTGCTCCGAATAGTCATCGTAGCTGGAGACCTCTCCAGTATGCTCGACGACCGGGAACATGACCGTATCGGTCAGCCAGTCGCCCTTCTTCTGCTCGCCCAACACCTCGGCCGCCTTCGTCGGGGCGAAGACGATCTCGTAGATGGCGGGATCGATGAACGTCGTGAGCATAGCCGGAACGCCGCTATTCGGATCGGTCGTCAGCGTCGGCATAGCATCCATCGCCAGGTCGGCATTGTGACGGAACTCGTCCGGAAGATAGCTGGTGGCGCCGGGAACGAAAACACCGCGCGCCTCAAACCACGGGCGGTCGGTGCGGAATTTGGCTTGCGCCTCGGAATAGTTCATGATGCGTCCTCCTCAACCCTGTACTTGGCTTGAAATTTTCACCAACTCATTCGCAAGGCCCGAGGACATTGCGACCCACTTCGTCTCGACGTTGAGCGCCGAGGTCAGGTTGCCGGACCCGCCGCTGGTAGCCGACTGCGACGGATCGACAATGAACGTGCTAGCGCTGCCACCCGTGCCCGTCAGGGGGCCGTAGGTGATCGACGTATTGGCGGTCACGCCCGCCGTGGCGCCGGTCAAAGTATCGCCAACGCCGAATACACCGCTGGTAACGGTGGTCAGGGTCAGGGTTCCGGATGTGCCGGTGATCGTGCCCGATGCGACGGTCTGCTCCGGAATCGATACGGCATAGGTGCCGGTGCTGTTGAGCGCGCCGAGCGCTGCCGTGCTGGTAAGCTGCGAGACAACCTTGGTGCCGGTGGCAATCGTGGTCGGGCTGTTGGTGATGGTGGTACCCGGATAAACCGAGCCAGTGCTGACTGCCGTCACGGTCAGGACATTGCCGGCGATCGAGCCGGTGCAGGACAGCGCCGTGGTCGCGGCGATGCCCCACGACGTCGCAGTGGCACCCGTGGGGGTGCCGGTCGCGGCGAACGTCACGCCACCATCGGCGAAGTTGGCATACGCCTTCATGCCGGGGAGCGCCTGCGTGGCGCCGCGGTTTTTCACCAGCACATCGCAGCCCGACATGAGGCCCAGCGGGAACCCGGCAGGTACGCGTAAGTTGGCATCGGACAGGAAGGTCGTGATGAGACCTTGCTGTTCCCGAGCCAGGAAGCCCGTCACCGGGCCACTGCCAAAGCTGTTGACAATCGCCGGGGTACCATCCGCATCATCCGGAGCAACGGCCCAGCAGAAGCGGCCAACGATAGCGCCGCTCGGGCCGGCCACGAGACCGCCGGAACCGGCGGTGACGCTGAACCGAGGGTTGGTGCTGTAGAAGTCACCCTCCACCCCGATTGCCGGGGTAAGGGCTACAGAAGTCTGGAAACCTCCAGCCATTTGAATGCCTCCTTACGAAGCGAGGTTGATACGAGCGGCGCCGGGGAACCGCTTCGTCAAATCGTCAGACGATGCAGCATCCATGCCGAGCGAAACAGTGCGAGCCGGTTTGTCGCCGGGCTTCTGGACCATCTTGAGCATGGCCGGGAATGCCGATGGATGAACGCCCTTGGTATCGACGTGAAGGGTGTCGAGAGCGAGCTTGTAGACCGCCTCAGCACTATCCTGCGCGAGGGCAAGATCGCCGATATAGGGGCGAACCGCGATTTCGGCGAGGCGGATATCACGCTGCTGCGCGATGACTTCCTGCCGCGTTTTGGCCGACGCCGTGGCAATCGCCGCGTCCATGGCCTTCTTGTCGATGCCCTTCGGCTTCATAGCTGGACCCCCGCCGTCCGCTTCGAGTTCATCCCTGGCTTCTTTCTCTTTCTGTTCGCGCTTCAGCTTCTCCTCCGGGGTTTCATCCTCAGCCGCCTCATTGGCGTCCATCATCGCGCAGACCTTCTCATAATCTTCCGGCGACAGGAGGCCCTTAAGGACATCCTTGACCTCGGCATTTTCGTCCGGCTCCTCGCCGGCTGCCGGTTCGGCCGCGTTTGGTTCGGTGATCGGGCCCGGCGCCTCGTCAGCCTCAGCCTCTTCCGGCGCACCTTTGCCGGCCAGCATGTCCAGCAGCTTGATCGCCACGTCATCCGGCCCAGCAGGACCGCCAGGAGCCGCCAAGGCATCCTTGCCCCACTTGTCTTTGGGCACCGCGACGGCGGCATCCTTGGCGCCCCTCCAGATCGCCGGGAGACGCGCCTTGAAGTTCGCGGCCGTCACGCCGGCGAGGATGGGCTTGAAATTCGGCATCGCATCGAATGCGAGACCGCGGCCGACGAAGTAAGTGCACAGCGCCCCCTCGGTACGGGTCGCCGTGCGGGAGAGCACCATGCTCTTTGCCACGTTGATATCCTTTCGGGTTTCAGGGATTGCAGAATCACCGACAACAACATCGGGTCCGGTGCGACCCTTTTTCACAAGGCAAATATGGTTTCCTGACGTGACGTACATAGAACCGTCGAAATGCTCCCCCTCGTGGGTTCCAGGAACCATTTTCGCTTTGAAGGTATATGCTGGACTCAGTTCTTTCTGAGTTTCGTTTTCGATTGCGTCGATTCCGTCCTTCGACCAGATTATCAACTCGTTGTCGAGATACGGAGTGTTGAACTCGGCATTCGTTCCCGTGGTGCCGACAACATCATCCTTCTGCGGATCATCGGCGCTGACCGGAATGTGGCGGATGAGCACCTGAATTCCGTTCCACGTCGGGACGGACTCGGCAAGAGCCTTCGGGTCGCGCAGCAGTTGGAACATCTGATCCGGCGGCAGCTTCGTCCATCCTGGCTCATCCTGCATCGCCGCGTTGATCTCTGAGCCAAGGTATCCGCAGATATTGCTCTTTGAAATATGCGCGTTTGCGATATGAAGCCGGCCGGCATCGTCGTAAGTCCGGTTCTTCACGGCCTCGGCGTCCAGCGCCAGCGCGGCATCCTGCGCGGGAACGGCATGGACAAGCTCCACATCCGCCGCGCCGAGTATCTTCCGCTTGATGTGCTCGTAAAGCGTCCGCAGTTGCGCGGCGAGGCCCGGCTTCCCGGCTGCCGTCGCGGCTTCGATCTTCGCGTTCAGCGCGTCGAGTTCCTGGCTTTCGGCGTCGGCACCCACGAATTCCTTCCCGACCTTCTCCGGAATTCCGAGCGTCGAATGACCGTTTGCCGCCGCGTACATGGCCCTGCGCTGCGCCTCACTGACTGCTGGCATGCTCGCGACCTCCTATTCCAACCGGACTTCGACGGCAGTTAACCGCCCGCGATGTTCGCCAACCACGAAACTGACACGCTGCCCAGAAACCACTTTGAGTAGGTTGACGCCCTTCAACGCGCGGAAATGGACGAACAAATCCGGTTGATCCATTTCCTCAATGCGCTGCGATGGAGTGATAAAACCATACCCGCGTTCCGGATCGAACCACTTGATTGTGCCGATATGTCGA